CTTCAATTGTACCAAACCCTTGGTTGCTTATACTTCTAGCCAGTGCCAAACTAAAGTTTTCATAATGAATAGCATTACGCTTGTCAACAAAGACTTCTTTGGAAATAGGATCATAAATTTTTATGTGCCCTTGAACACTAATATTTCCTTGCTCATTTGGTTTAGAACTAGGACTAGGTTTAACCTGTTGCTGCTTGGCATTGTTGTTATTGTTGTTCATAATCATATTTATATTAAATTAAAACGGTGCTCTAAACCATTTAACCCATGTGTTAGGGGCAACACAGAAGTAGATAAAACTTGTGTCGTAGGCAAAGTCTCCCACGCTACCCGGACTAGAATTAGTTGCCGGAACACTTACTACAGTCCAAGTGGCAGGTCCTTGTGGTCCTTGTGGTCCGCCCACACCTTGTGGTCCTTGTGGACCAGTTACTTCAGGTCCTTGTGGTCCTTGTGGACCAGTTACACCCTGCGGCCCTTGTGGTCCTTGGACGCCTTGCGGCCCTTGTGGACCAGTTACGCCTTGCGGCCCTTGTGGCCCTTGTGGGCCGGCTACTCCTGTAGCACCAATAGGACCTGTAGATCCCGTAGCACCACGTTGCCCAACTAATCCAGGATTGCCTTGCGGTCCAGTTGGACCAGTGGCGCCTATACCTGTAGCCCCTGTAAATCCTGTAGCGCCAGTTGGTCCTTGTGGTCCTTGTGGTCCTATAGGCCCTGTAGCTCCGCCAGGTGTGCCTTGTGCTCCGCTAGGCCCTGTGGCCCCTGCTGGTCCTGTTGATCCAGTTGCTCCTGTGACACCCGTGGCACCTGTAGATCCTATACCTGTAGCCCCTGTAAATCCTGTAGCTCCTTCTGGCCCAGTTGACCCTGTAGCGCCTGCATAACCAGTTAACCCGATAGGACCCTGCGGTCCTTGAGGCCCGGTTGGACCAGGAACATTGCTAACACCTGTAGCTCCTGTTATTCCTGTAGCTCCAACATCCCCTTGAGCACCAGTGGGCCCTTGGGGTCCCATTAAATTAGCTACAGCTACCTGGTCTAATAGGGTACTATATTTTATACGCTTACTTAAACCTCTATCGGCAACAATAAAATATGTTTGGTCTGATGAAGTGTTAAGAGTAGCAGTGTTTAAAACTGGTATTTGTGTAATCTTTGGCATATCAATATTCCTCTAATGGTTCATCATCCTCATCAGTTAGAGCAAATCCTGTATCTTCTGTTAGTGTCGGATCCCCTCCATAATAGTAAGTATCTGGAAGCTCTGCTGGTCTTGCCTGTAAGAATCTAGCAGGACCACTTGAGCTCTCAATCAATGAAATCGTTGTGGCAGTGTTATCCGGGTCAATGTCGTTCCATACCTTAGCCACATCAAATTCTTTCTTTGTTATAGTTAGTAGTATATTACTAGCTACTCCTTCTTCAATATTTAATTGAATTGTTTGGTTAGATCCAACAACATTTAAACTGAACTCCGGAGGCAAATAATCAAACCCAGTATATTCATAACCGTTTACTGATCCAAATCTAGACGAATTATTATATACCCAAACTTGGTTAGTAGCCGTTACAACGTAGGCAGTTCCTACTACATTAGTAATTGGTAAGGATGTAGACGTTGATGTGGTCAATAAGGCTACATTACTGATTGTTGTAAAATTAATTACTGGACTATCATAAGATGCTGTAGTAACTTGTCTATATACTCCAGTCTTACGTAATTGTCTACCTCCATAATACACCGTAACCTGATCTTCTAATCGTATTGAATTCTTGATAAAGGTATTAGTGTTTATTGCGTTTAATTTTATACCTTTGTTAGCAAATACTACAGTACTTGTACCTGTAATTGTATAATCTAAACTATGATTGTTTACAGGTATTGTGTAAGTGGTAATCGAGGCAGTTGTTAATCTATCTTGTCTGAGTATCCTGTCAGTGTAAGGAATATTTTGTTCCGTTCCTTGGTCTATAACTTTAGAATAAATTTCCGAATATAGAGCAGGAGCAGTACATAATGTACTTCTACGTAGTTGTTTAAGTATATTTCCATCTTTAACAAAATACTCTATACGCTCTCCATCGATATATATAACGCCAGGAATATTCTTTTCTATTATAGGATTACTTAACACTGAGCTATCGGCAACATGAATTTCCTTATCTCCCAGATACAATTCTCGAGTCAAGTATGTTGTGTTTTGTTTACTTAATCTCTTGTAGTGTACTCTACTTAAGAAATCATTGAATATTCTATACCCAATTACGCTATCAGAAAGTTTGCTACTAGATATGCTTATGATTATTATCTCATCAGCTGAAGTATGTTCAAAGGCGTCACTGACCTGAATAGTTAAACTATCATCGAGTATTTCAAAATCATAGTGATTTATTAAGGGTATACCGTTTACAATTACCCAAACATAATCTTGATCCAGAGCAGGTCTACTAATTTTATATCTTCTAAATGAGTTACCTTCAAACGCCTCAGTTCTCATTAACATATCATCATGATTGTTAAATGTGATAACTCTTAATTCTCCCTGTGAATGATTCTGGTTTAATGTTAATGTATTATTAACTAAATCATAATCTTCTTGTCCGGTTAGATTAACAACAGCAATTACATCTTTGAGCTGTAATGGAGTTAGTATATTAACATGCGTATTGCCAGGACTTACATCATATTCAGTTGGATGAATTAATGCTACACCATTTTTATATACTCTAACAGTTGAAGTAGTTTGAGAGATATCATATAATGGTATTAATGTATCTAAAACTTCATAGTAATCTATCTTAGGCGGACTTAGTATTTTTTTGCCTGCTCCTGTATCTAATTCTACAATAACTTGACCTACAAGAGGTTCAATGATACCAGGAGGCATACTCAAAGTAAATACTGTCTGAGTAGATGTCCAGGAAAAAGTTTCTTCGTTGACTTCATTAAAATACTTGTTAGCAGATCCGAAGAACCACGCAGTGATTGTATTTTCCCCGTCAGGTAAATTATAAACATTAACAGCGGCACGTTTATTATTAGAATGTGAACGAGTTAACATATAGCCTAATTGAACGTCTGTACTGGTTGTTAATTCAGTAATACTCTCACCATTTACTGTAACATAAGCACTTTTAACAGTATCAAATATGGCTAAACTCTGAAGTTGAGTAGAAGTAAATTCGCCAATAGAAGTGTTTACTGTAAGGCTAGGATGATCTATAACTGCTGTATCGTCTGTGCCTTTACCTCCACCAATACTGATAATAGTATAACCTGCTTTTCCAGATTGTGATTGAGGACTTAATATAATTTCTCTACTTGACCAGTCAATAGTAAATTGTGTAGATGTTGTAAAGTTTGTAGTTGTGGTGTAATCAAAAATACGATTTTGATAAGTTACTATAACACTATCACTATTAGCAGGTACTACGCTCATATATTTTGTAGTTGTAGTACCTGCCTCAACATTAAAGTAAGAAGATATTACAGTTGGAGCGCCTTCTATATGCTTGGTAAACACACTAATTGAAACACTTTCGTTAACTTCACCAGGTAAAAGCTCTTCAGGAGCATGGCTAGTATACGGAGTAATAAATCCGTCACCATCAATTATAATTTCATCAGCATATTTGCCTTGTGCCCCAACTGTAAGAACATTTACTCCCAGGTCAGTTGTTGTTGTGGCGAATCTATCTGGATCTACACCAAACAAATTTTGATAATATAATGTATCAGTAGCTGTTAATCCTGTAGAAGTCGTCCAGGCACCGCCACTAATATCGCTATCTCGAATATTATCTTCACCATTATTGAAAGTTAAACCTCCCACCATAGCGCCTGGGTAGACTATACCTGACATTAATTGCCCAAGATCCAATCCAGGCATACCTGCTGTTGGCGCATAATAGTTTACTATACGATCAACTGCATTTAGAAGTTTAGTATTTTTATTGTATGTTACTTTTAAAGTTGTTCCAGCGTCTGGTATAAAGTTTGTAAATACAATCTTATTATACTCTTTGTTATATTCAGTACCTAAGCCGATAAAACTCTTATAATATTCAACAGTATAATCACTACTTAACACAGCAACGTCGTCTAATGTAACGACGAATTGAGTTTTATCTGCCAAAGCTAACCAACTTAATACAAATTCTGTTGTAATGCCGTTACAGGTAAATCTATCAGTTACAGATAAATTGGTTCCCTGTTCTTCGTCCCTAGAGGTTCTATCAAATTTTAAGTTGATATTAAACGACCTAACTTTGTTATTCTTAATACGTGCGTATGCTACAGCAGTTTTAGTTACTCCTGATCCTCCTCCTATAATGTACACATAAGGATTTGTAGTATAACCGCTTCCAGGATTAGTTACTTCTATATGATATACTGCGCCCGATCTAATATAAGCAATGGCTGTAGCACCTGACCCTGTATCGCCCGTTTTAGCTACTATTACCACTGTAGGAACTTCACCGTACCCACTTCCTCCATCACTTACATCTATAGAATCTACTATAAATTTATAATTGTTAAAGTATTCTTTCCAAGGATATTGATCAGCTTCTGGATCCGTAGATTGAACTAGGGCAAATTTGTTGTTTACTTCATCGTAAGTAGCAGGTAAATCAAAATCAGTTATGTAATTCTTAGAAATTTCTAATTGTTTATGGTTAGTTGTAAAACTTCTTATTTGAGTATGATAAGGTTTAACTTCTCTAATATAATCTTCATAAAATTCACTGTTTTGTAATTTATAAAAACTAGGTTGTCCCAACTCTCCAGCAAAGTTCGTAACATTAATAAATGATGTTTTGAAGGCCCAATCCAATAATTTTTGCTCAGTCAGAGAATACTTAACTGCTTGAAACCAAAATAAATTCCAATAAATTTTTAGTTCGTTAACAAATATATTTTCTTTCAGCGCAGTTAAAATATTTTTTAGTTCTTCAGAATTGTCAAGGGTTGAATTCCATAAGCTATCTTTAAACTTTATAGTACCCTTTTCGGCAAATACTATATCATACCCATTGCCATAAGTTCCTTGATCTGAAACTTTTTCTAAAATTATAAAGTATCCTAAACCTGCGTCATTGACCTTAACATATTCTCCCAGGTTGATATCTTCTATAGTTGCCAATTCATATATACTGTCCACTGTGTAAACATAATCAACAAACTGATTATATGTAGCACTTACCCAGTCTATTCTATCCCAATATAAGGTTGTATCAAAGCCTTGAGTTTCGGCTAGGTTCCAAGAACCTGTCCATTCATATTTGGCCCATTTACCTCCTTGTGTACTGTCTGTTAATACAAGTACGGTATAAGGTCTAACAGTTATAGTAGGTGCTACTGTAAATCCGTAGCCAGGATCTACAATAGTTGCGCTACTGATATTTGAAGCAGTATTAAGTTCTACAATAATTTCGGCATCAGTATCAGAGGAAATTGTTACCAATGGAGCTGATTCATATCCAGTACCCGAGTTTACTATACTAACTGCATTAATTTTACCATCTAAAACTGAGCATGTTAATTGTGCCTGGACTAATGTAGATGTTGTAACGTATAACAAGCCTTCGTTATCTTCAACCACACGATCGTATTCTCTTGAAAACTCATCAGGAATATCATCTTTCTTATTAAGATTTACGAAACTATAATAACCGGCTATTCTTTCAGTGACTAATACATCGTTGGCAAAATCAAATAAATTTCTTAGAGCATCTTTACGATTTTTAAACATGCTCTGTCTTGGTCTTATCTCAATACCATACCGATTACGTTCTTTCAGGTTAGGATCAGGTACAGGCTGTCCTAACTTGTCCTTTCCTAAAAGACTGTCAAACAATTTAGTTTCCAACCTATCATTTGGTGTACTATCTTCCTCACCTTCCTGCATCAACATCCATTCAGTGTGTAATGGAATCCTATTTTTAATTTTATCGCTTGTAATATTAAGATGTATTCTATCTTCAACCAATTGTCTATTAAGGTTACTTACAGATAAGGCATTGCTATCTAGTATAGTAGCATATTGTAAACCGTACAATAAAGGATTTTCAATTATACTGGCCACTTGAAACGCACTAATCCTACGATTTTTTGAGTTAGGTACCAGGGTTTTATTTTTAACCCAGAAATAATAAACATTAATAAATGAATTAGTAATAGAATTGTAAACTTGTTTTACACTTAATACGCTATTATCTGGATGCTTAGGTTGTCCACTTATTCCAAAAGTTAATCCTGCATTCGTGTCTGCTTGTTCAGCCCATTCACTAGGTAGTAGTTCACTACCAACCCATTCATATATGTCAATTGTGGCCCCAGGAAATAGTTTACCCCAGTTATTTTTTCTATAGTTAAGCTCACCTTGTTCATACCAAATATACTTTACACTACTTAAATCCCACCATAACTCGCCTACATGCTCATCTGTCCAATTAGCTGTTATATCATTTATTGTAGTAGTATTTCCAATTGAATACACAGCAGGATCTATTGTGGATTTATAGGTGATATCTTGGTCTGCTATACCTGATATACGTCCTTTCAACGGATCGACAACATCAAGATAATCTATAACCTGCTCGGTTAATGAATTCACCACAGTAATTTTTCTAATTGTGTCAACATCTACAAGATCATCTTGTATTCTAAATTGATTCCAACTCTTTTGGTCCTTATCTAACTTGTCAAATTTATAAACCATACTTTGTACATTATCTTTCCATGGTTTATTACTGAAAGCAGGAGCTCCTACATATATGGTGTTATCATTTAATGCTATACTGTGACCGAAATTCGTACCTGTGCCATCTACATAATTTATTGAAGACGGTAGTAATTCGTCCGCTATCTTAAATAAATTGTTCTTTCTATTGTAGATATAAGCAGTTCCTGAATAATTAATTTGGTCAAAGAACTTGGTGCTTCCGCCATCGAACGTAGTTTCTACATCAGATAAATCGCTATCAGAATCATTTACATATTTAGATCCTAGAGGTTGTACACTCATGGGTAACAAGGTATTGTACTTGTTAAAAGTTAATCTTACATTTCTATTTGTGCCAAGAGCACCAATTACTAGTTCAGTTCCGTCATTATTAACATCAATTTCATATCCGAACTTCATTCCGGGTATATCAACAGGATTAGAAATAGTCTGATGCGATGAGTAAGTAGTCCCGTTAAATTTATAAACCTGTACTTTTCCAAAACTTAAGCTGCCTATATCACCGTTACGAACATCAGGCGCACCTACAAACAAATAATTACCATCATCTGAAAGTTTTACTACATGTCCAAATCTACCTCTGCTGCCATAATCTGTAAACGGCGAAACAATTTCAGTATTATTTGTACTTGTGAATACAAATACACTGCCCTTATTATCTGTTTGACCAGGAGCACCTACTACATACACATCATTGTCAGGGTAAGCATCTAGTGAATATCCGAATTCTGAATTCAAAGTCAATGGATTGGTAGGTGTCAACCCGGTCCATATGCTTTCTGTAATAGAAGTACCTGTAGTAATTTCAGTTCTAAACGCTTCACCGGACTTAGGTTCACCTACCATTAATAAATGAGTAGTTGTTGTTAACTTTTTAACTAATAGGCTTTCACCAAATCTTCCGTCCACTGTAGGTGTTACACTATTAATAATATAAGGAACACCGGTATTAATAATCGAATACAACCACACTTGTCCCCTATTACTATTGTATCCAGGGGCTCCAACTGCTAACAATTCTCCGTCAAATGCTACATCATAACCGTAATCTAAATTACCTGTAGTGGTAGTCAAAGTTACAACAGGTGTATTAATACTTAAAGTATTGTAAACATAAACAGTACCAGTATTGGCATCGGACTTATCATCAATGCCAGGCTCGCTCACTGCAAACAGGCCATTATATGTCTTAGTTATTGCCCATCCAGTATTTCTGTCTATATGTTTTAAGGCATTGGTGTTAGAATAATTGTTAACCTTTTTATAGACTATCCATTTGCCACTTCCATCATCTTCTAGCCATACCTTACTTTCATAAGGCAATTTTAAAAGTTGACTATCTTTTGGTAACTTGTCAAAAGAACCATATTTGGTACTTTGAAATTTAAATAGCAGTCCTGGAACATCTGGTAGTGTTTCTCCAACGAAGGCTGTGTCAAAAGTAATTGTAAATTGATTAAGTTTAGGTACGGACTGAACTGTATAAACACCGTCCACCTGGCTATCAAATTGACTTAGGCTAATTATATCACCGGGTCTTAAAGTATGCATTCCCTTAGTTACTATAGTCATTACATTTGCTGTAAGAGCATCCATGAAAGAACGCACTACCTCACTACTGATTAACGTATATCTGTAAACATCCCAATCACCATTATTTTTAAATCCTATCCAAACATAGTCACCTTCATTTAACTGATTGATATTCAGTACGTCTAGTAGGCTATTTTCGTTATAAGCAGTATATGTAACATCATCTAATCTTACAAATCCTGCTGTTTGTAATTTAATAATATCAAAATCACTACTTGTAACAAATGTACGTGAAACATCATAATCCTTGGAATATAAAACTATATCAGAACTGGTTACATAATATATAAAATCATTAGCGTCTGGCTTATCATCTTCATCAAATTTAATTATTTGAGGATTTTCAATAAACTCGCCTTCCTTTAGGGGAATTTCTATTTCTTGGAATGAACTAAATGAACCGTAGTGTCCTACTCTAAATGCCCATTCTTCAGTATAATCTATTTCACCCTTGAGTGTTTGAATACTGGCCTTGGCTAACTTACTGACCGAATTACGTGTTCCCTTTTCCCTAATGAATCCCTGATAGAATTTATATTGACTTATAGGATTAGTGAAAACATTATATAGATATACTCTAGGTGTATATCCAATAAGGTGCTGTGCTAGGTCCTCTTGAACTGGATCAAAATTATCAATATCTAAACTATAAAAATCTTCAAACTGCTCTATCTTGTAACTAAAATTAGGCAGTAATTTGGCTACAGGATATTCCCCTAGCAAGTTCCATTTTGAAAAATCAAACTTTTCTGTTCCAAAAATATTAGATTGTGCACTGTAATATTTTCCAGCAAATTTTACAACATCTCCATTTTTATAATCTTTATAAGATACCCAATCTGATATATAGGCTGTGTCGTAGACAAACCCTGGGCTAAAGAAATCACCATCCCAGTCTTTTGTTCTAAATCCCAATAATTTAATTCTACGCTGCCTATAACCTGTAGTAATATCATACATTGTATCATTAAACATGGTAGTATTGTTAAACACCATAGCATGTTCTTTTTGGACATTACGTAAACTAGCAAAATAAATTCCATCTGTTGTATTAGAAGATTCTATAGTACACAATCCATTTTCTCTATTAACTGTTAGATTGCGTTGATTGAATGCTGTACCATTGGCACTAAGAATACTATAATCGTAAAAATTATTGAAAATATTATCAACAACTGTATTAGCTAATTTAAATTTTACCTTATTAGCGAAAGGGCTTAATGTTATAATACTATTGTCAGACCAATTTTGAGTAGTCCAATATAAAAACTCTTTTCCTGTAAATTTCCAATCAATAGTTTCAGATAAATCTGTGTTATATTCATCAAAAACAAAGCCTTGTGTCTTTAACCATTCTCCGTAACCTAATATAAGGTCATAAACTTCTTGGACTGTTTCATATTCAGTTTCATAAGGAATAGACTGTTCTACGTCAGAAAACCTAGGAGCCGATTGAACAACAGCACCGCCCTTAGTAGGCAAATATGGCATCTTTGAAAAATATTCATCAACAAAACTAGTTCCGGACTTATGACTAACAATTACTCTATAAAAATTATTTTGATAGTAAACTATTTGTCCCTTTTCGTAGATTATTCCAGAAGTTGTCGACTTGGCAGATGTAAGATCTGCCGCTGTTAGACCCCTATTAACATCTGTTTGACTAGCTCCCCATAACACATAACTTTCAGATTTTCCGCCAATTGTTATAGTAGGAGTGTTGATAGTACGCAAGGGAGAATATATCTTAAAGTATGGATTTTTATTATCATATCCTCTGACAACAAACTTTCCATTAAGTTTTTGAACAATAATTCCAGATATATTAGTTGTTTGAATAGTATTGCTTACATTTAAAAGTAGGTCATAATCTTCAGGAGGCAAAATTGCTCCCGGACTTCTACTAGTAGGATCAATAGCATCTATTATAATTTGTAGCTTATCTTTGCTTACAAACCCGCCAACTTTATAGAATAAATTATAGTCTAAATATGTAAGGTCTGCCTTTAAAGATTGAACATAATTTCTATTTCTTACTAGACCATTTTCTACAATGTATACACTGTACCCACTAGTTAACGTAGTGTCATCTGCGTGTACCATACATGTTCTAGGACTTAAAAATAACTTTTCATCACCGTAGACCCATTGATTGGCTACATTTTTATTGAGCCTATATGGATCATACATCTTAGAGAAATAATCAGCAGGTTTCGTTAATGCCAATAATTTTTGTACAACGAATGGCCATTGACTACTCTTACGCCACGCCGTTTCTGCCGGACCCATATCACCAAATTTCCAATTCTGCCTAATGTTAAAATCTGTTAAATTTGATGCTAGTAAAGTTTGAGGATCTATTAAATCGCCACTGTCATCTACAGGTAAAAATGTAGATAATCCGGGTCTAGAATAGTTTAGGTCAATACCTTGCCTAGATCCTTGTCTAATTAATCCTTGTTCTATATCATCCCATAATATTGAATTGCCACTTGTATAAGGAGCAGGGCCATACTCATCTTCCCACCATAAAGGCTCTACAGTAAAACCTAACATTTCCCATGGATGAGAATGTGGACGATCAGTATCAAAATAATATTTGTAAACTGCCCTCCACGATCCTACTAGATTTTCATTTAAGGCTGAATGATATGACTTTGTATAATTGAAGGTATAACTGTTTCCTTCATCGAAGGCTAAGTTTTCATAAGGCTCGATACCATAAGTACCTGCCCAGGCTAAAAAATCTTTAACTAAAATATTATTAATCTGTTCTCTAGAATAACCTATATTTCTAAATAGGCCAGGAATAGACATGTTTATATCAAATAGCTCTGGTCTATAATTAACTTTCAAATTGTTATATATTCTTTTTTCAAACTCTAAAAGAATGTCATCTCTATAATCACCGTAAGCAACTGTGATACTTCCATCATGTCCTTGGATTACTTGAACAGGCGTTACATAACTATTATCTACAAATTTAGAAGGAATAAATTTAGGGTAAAGACCTAACTTTGTTGGAGTAGACGGTACAAAACTACCAGCAGTATCTAAATAATCATAAACTTCAATTAGATCACCTATAGCTAAATCGGTTAATAATTCAATAGAAGAATCGTTCTCTACAAAAACATAATCTATATCATGTAATAATTGATTATTATTAATGTAAACCAATACAGATCTTAAAACTAAACCATCTAATTTAAATTCATTACTGATAGGATAAATCTTAGTGTTTACATTTGAAACTATCCATGAAGTAATCTTTCTATTGGTTCCATAACCCAACATATCGCTGTAATAGTAGGAACTTAGCAGATCTTTATCTTTGTTAAGCTCTTTTAATACTATATCAAGTGCTCGAACAGGATTGTCTTGTATCTCAACTTCGCTTATTTTACGTTGTAAGGCTAATTTAAATTGAGCGTATTCATTTCTGCCTTTATCAATAGCATTAATTAAATTGTGTTCTTGCTTACCTAAAAACAATTGCGAAAACGCCAAGGGATTTTCATGTGTTACAATTAATCTGCCCTTCGACCCAACATCTGACAGGTCCCTCAAATTACCGGATCCAGGAAACTGGCCTGTATAACTGTCAATTCTATCAATCATGGTTTCAACATGATCTGTTATTTGACTTAAAGTTAGACTGTCAGAGAATTGATTTAGAGGATTATTTGTGAACCCAACACTGGGCTCATAGTAGCCGTTTTTATTTGGCGTAGAATCTGTGTAAATTTTATAAACTACGTCTGTGTCCTTAGTTAACATAGTGTTAAAATAGACAAAGGACCTAGTTCCAGTGTTTACTACCGTGAAGTCATCATTAGAAAGTTTATTTCCATTTACATAAACTAATAAATCAAAATCTGTTGAACCAGCTTGATTTAGGCTTTTTATTTCTAAGCTAGAAGTCGAAATCGATGTAGCCTGTATTTCTATAATAGGAATTTGATAGCTAGGTGTTGATTCCCATACATTTTTATAAGAGTAACCGTTACTATCTTTTATTCCTATGAATGTATCCATAGGACCACGTGTTGAAGTGGTGTCGAAACCTGTTGTAATTACAATAGATTCTGAACTAAAATAATTTTTAAATAGGTAACTGCCTACTCCATAACTATTTCTATACTTTAAAGGAAAACCTAAAATACTATCAGGAGTACCTGACCCGACATCATATCCGAATATTCGATTACCATCGAATGTGCTGACATAGTCTAAGCTATAACTTCTACCATCTTCGTCAAATAAATCAAACTTAGGAGCTTGGTTTAAACTTGTATGTTGTTGCCCTTCTACCCATTGAGATCCATTATACCACCAACTAGTACCTTTATAATTTGTTCCTGTTGTAATGACTGTACAGTTGCCATCATACACAGTGTCAGCAACCTGCAGTTCTAGTCTGTTTAATTCGTTAATATAATTTACTTCAAAGATAGTAGATCTTACATCTACGTCTGTATCTGCTGTGAATATAACTCTGTCGCCCTGTTGTAAAGCATGTCCATCTACCACATAATTTGTAGAAGTTCCTTCTATAATACTAAAAGCATCTGTAGTGCTAGTATCTATTACTTGAACATCTCTAATACCAGTATCGCCGAAATTATATAATTTTATATTTGGTACAAACTCAATAATAGGTCTGCGAGCACGTAAATCATTCGGATATACAGCATTTACATTGTTAGCTTCCGCACTAGCTTCGATTACCTGTTTATGAAACCATCTATTGTATCTACTCCAAGAATTTAAATCTTGGCTTGCTCTGTTAATGGTAACATATTCAGGATCTGCTGGCAACTTTTTATCATTATCAAAAGGATATGAATCAAAATCAGTGGAGTCGAAAGTTTCCGGATATCTGTCTGCTATAGATTCAGGAGTTATCAATAAATTAAAATCTACTAATTTTATAGAAGAACCTACCCCTTCAACTATAAACTCTTTGTCTCTATAAGATTCTGGATATACATATCCACCGAATCTTATTTTCATACCATTGGTTAAATTAACACCTGTGCCGCTTGTATAATTTACCTTGCCTATAATTTCATCTTCTACATCAATTATAGCATCTTGGTCTATTGACTTAACAACAAATATACCTGTGGCCAAAGCCTGATCATCGGCAGCATAATAAAGTGTATCTGGAGTAGTAGCTCCTACAACTATTGTTATTTGCCCAGAACTTATTTCATTATTTGTTACGCCGGAAGTAAAAAGATCTTCATTTCCTGGGCTAGGTTGACTTTTAATACAAAATTTATGAACGCTATTAACATTAAAAGTATAAGTATTACCTCTATATAAAATTAATAAAGGATCTTCAGTTAACCCGTCTGGGCTAAAAACAAAAGATGTTTCTAAGGCATTATCAGAAACACTAAATGTACTTGTACTGGATATACGTGTTCCTGTTATTTCAACAGTTTCAGGCCCATTGACTAACCAATAATATTCTTGGAAATTGACAAACTTATCAAAATCTATATGCGGATTATATGAATATACATTAGATCTGTATAGCTTATCAAAATTAGTTACATCTCCGCCATGAAATTTGATTTGATTAGTTAGATCTTCAATACCTATAACATCTTGAACTTTGCCTAAACTGTCTTTCACGACTAGAGCCGGCTCTAATTGATAATTTCCTCTCAAAGAGTCTGTCTCTGTAATATAGACATCAGATGTAGAAACATAATTAGGAGTTAATCTGCTTCCTACATAACCATCTATACGTTCTAGTTTAGGAGGTTGTATAAGTTGATCAATAGTGCTAGAAAGGAATTTAGAATTTTTATCTGTTCTAAAAAACTCAGGTAATAAATTTATACTTTTAATTGATCGTTCAGCCATTCTTAACTTCCGGTACTATTAATAATAGATGTAGCATTTAGTTGACTGGCTGTGATAGCATCAATTACTTCAATATCGTTAGCCGTAGCTCCATTTATAAAAATTTCATTGCTAGCACATTTGATTTCATATAGACTACCAAAATCATTATTGCTGTTTGGAACAATGACAAAGTTAGTTATATCAGGTGTCATAATGTTCATAACATATGTTACTAATTCACTAAAGTAAAATGTTTGACCAAAATCCCAATTCTCTATGCTGAAGAAATCTTGTATAGCAACAAGTATTCTGCTCTTAATGTCATTATCACTTACAGTGCGATTTGGATTTTTCACTGCCTTAAATGTTGCTCTTAAATTTTCAACAGCTCTGCTACCAAATAATACTTTATATTTTACTGGTTGATAGATTATTTCGTCACTTATAGCCTTTATTGGTTCTAATATGTTGCTGTAACTTTGCTCTAGACTTTGACTTGTCGGTGGTAAAGGTTCACTACCTAATCCTGTAATTAACCAAGTTCTATATTCATTATCATAGCTACCTGTAAGTAGATAGATATCTATTATATTACTCTTACTTGGATCGATTCTGCGATTATCACTGCTATTGTGTAGGTAATGAAATTTTAAATCGCTCCTACCTTCATAACGAACATATTCTGGCCTATATACCCAAGCTGCTCCTGTATATGTATTAACTACATTTGTTGATGTAAAAAAGTACAATTGATCTAACAATGGCGTAGTTACAGAACTGGTAGTAGATGTAGTTATAAAATTATTTGCGCTAATTAACTTGTTATAATCACCATATACAGCATCGCCTTCAATCTTTTCAAAGAAAACGTAACTTGTATATGAACTTGTGCCAATAACTTTAGTGAAACTATCAGGATCTACAATTTCTCCCGTATTGTTCCTATCATAAAAACTTACTTTTACTTTTTTAGGATCTATGTAACCATCGACTTCAACTACAGGTCCATCTATTTGCCAAACATAATCTGTACCTAATGCCTGAGCTGAACTTACCATAGGATTAACAGATAAGACGCTGACCTGATCCTTAATTACACTATTATTCACAAAATCATAATTAACATTATTCTGGTCTATGAAGAAACCAGTTTCTTCTTCGCTTTCAAAAATATAATCAGTTAACCTATAAGTGACTTTATAAGTATTCCCAACTAAAGTAAAGTTAAAGATCCAACTAGCATCTAAATTCGTTCCAGAAGTGTCGCCCTGGTTATCAAGACTAAACGGACCGGTGGTATCTAGGTTAGGTTCAAAAATTATATTCCAAGATCTTTTTACACTACTAAAACTCAAACCAAATTTTTGTCTGTTTAGGCATAGGTTTACCAAATCGTTTTCAAAGGCGGCACTATAGGTATCTACGAATTTTGGTAATACTTCTACCGGTATACTATCTTCTTGAACAAATTGAGATAACACAATAGGGCCTGACCCATCTTCTAGCTCACCTTGACCTCCATTAGATCCATCTCCTACCACACTAATAATTTTCACCCACAAATATTCTAAAGTGGTAGATGATTGTGTAGTGGTATGTTTTCCGGCAGGCGTAAAATATTTTCCAGATGGTGGAACAAATTTAATTAACGCACCGGGAACAATATACTTGGCATTGCCTGCTACAGTGGATCCAACAGGAATCGGTGTGCCTAAATTGTCAAAATAACCTTTGGCCTGAGTACTTACTGGAGTTTTCCACTCTAATGTTAATGATGCTAAATCAGGTCTACTGTATTCATCATAATAAAAGGATCTTATCGCAGGCGATTTCACTAATGGTGCTAACTGATTTTTAATTACTGCCAATATCTCATTTCTACTTGCTAGTTCAAAGGTAAAAAAACTACTTTTTGTTTCTTTATATAAAATACCGTCGGCAGCAAAAATATTGGTTTTGCTGTATTTCCCGCTAACATCACTTAATTCAAAATATTTACTAACGCCGCTTGAAACACGGTTAGTGCTTTTAACTTTAACTATATCACTGCCCAATGTTAATGGAGCAATGTTATAGTCTTCGGCTGTAATCATTCTGTTCTGAACATAGAATGCCTGAGGTGCTTTTTGTTGTATGCTGGCATTAGATTCGGCAGAAGTAGCATTATTAACTGAGTATTGAAGCGCAAATGTTAGCGATAATGTGTGGCTTTGTCCCGACTTATTAAAGTAAGGCATTTCAACAGTAATACCAGACATCTGTTCAGGGCGAACTGAATAGGTAAGTCCGTTACTTTGTCTATAAAATACTCTAAAAGTGCCTTTTGGCAAATCTCCAAAACTACCATCAGCAAAATTTAAATCAATTTGATCCTGGTCCCTTGTTCTTACACTGTAAATTTTTCGTTGATCTTTACTTAGACTGTTATAGATAATGTTATTACCGATAATGTCAGGAACTTTTGTCCATAGATTAGAATAGTTACCATCCCCGTCTAATTGCCAAAGCCAAATATCAGTATTATTAATGTTATTACTATTAATACCTACTATCTCATTACTAACAGGATTATCAATAGAAAACGTTGAAACTGCTAATTCACCCTGTCTAAAATGTGCGAAGAACCCGGTATTAACACTACCTGCGCCTTGATTATCATTTCTATAAACAAAACTAAATGTGCTACCAGGTCTAGGAGCTTCCTCATATATAAAAGTTTTATCTGTAAATGTACAAGGAACTATTTCAAAGTTCATACTTGTACCATTTATACTTTTTAAGAATGAATAAACAGGAATATCCCTATTTGAGCTATTAATTCTATATTGCTCTGTCAATATTCCGCCAATAGTTTTTCTATCATAGGGCTTACCAAACACAAAACTACCAGACATGGCAGAATTTAATATGGTTATAAATTGCCCATACCAATTACTGTTGGTATTATCATTCCATCCAATTGTCACATTGGCTAGATTTATACCATTTGAGTCTATAATACTATCCGTAGTGGCAACTGATGTTAATTTTAAAAATCCATTAGCAGGAACATTTCTACTAGGAACATAGCTAATTAGCTGTGCTAAACGTAATATACTATCTCTACGTTGCGCCGTTTCAATAAAGTTTTCTCGTGCGTTAAGATCAATTCTAAAACTTAAATTTTGTCCTAGATATGCTATAAGATCTATTAAGGCAATGTACTCGCTACTATCGATAAAATCATTAAAATCTTCAGGATAGTTTTCCTGAAGATACTGAATCATAGTTCTTCGTAAGGTTTCAAAATCGTAACTTTGAAAATCAGCATTACGAAAAGATTGATAAATCTTCTTCCAATCTTCAGTTACATAAAGTTTACTTGTAGTAGTTGGTATCATGATGTTTTAATTTATACCGTATTTATTGGCAAAATTATCCAGGTATATTATTGAACTGATAGTCCAATTTTTTGATCAAACACTAATTTCATATTAGAAGATTGATTGGTGCCAGAAAGAACCAAGGTAATTTCTAAAATGTATCCATTTTCATACTCTGTTAAATCTAATTGAGTAGGTACTACCCTAGGATCGCTGTTACAAATATTGCTAATATCCTGTTTGAGTAATTCTCTAGTATCATCAGTTAAAGGTTCCATTAATAGATCCCATATTACACTGCCAAAAGTAGGATTCATTACACGTTCACCCTTACGAGTTCTAAAATGATTAATTAAATCTTGTTTAATTAAATCAAAGTCAAATAGCTGAGTATTAGTATCTCCAGTTAATGTACTAAAACCTTTGTAAAAATGGCTGGTTTTTCTGCTCTGTTGAGCAACTACCTTCGAACCTGTAATTTCTATTGTTTTAAAACTCATATTAATATTTATTGTTAAGTTTTTTTCACTTTCGATGCTTCATAATTAACAATCTGTTGCCTTACATAGGCTAATTGCGCCTTAACCTTAGTAGACGCATCTGCTTTTGTTACAAAACCTTTACCATCTTTATCTAGTGGGTTAACTGCATATTGAGGAGTTCCTGCTCTAAACAATACATAATCATTAGCTTTACCCACCGCGGCCGGCCATAGTATTGCCATATAGAGGTCTTCTATCTTAGGACTAGATACTTTGGCCAAAGGACCTGCTTTAAAATACTTTTCTACCCAATCCATTTGTTGCGTTCTTGTTAGGCCAGCTAGGTATTGTGTAGTTGTCCCCAAACCTTTAGCGGTAGTTGCCATAAATTGTATTAGCCCGGTCGCTGAAGATTTAGGATTACGTTTAGCTGGATCAAATGTCCTACCTGTTTCGAACGCCATACAGGCCAATAAATCCACATAATCACAACCTAAATTACCAGCAACAGATTTTACCTTGTTAATGAACAATTCATCTTTAATCCAATCACTTGGTTGATTGGTATTAGGTTCAGGCCAGGGTTGATTAGTTACTACATTGCTATTATTTGCTCCAGCATATGCATCTGTAGCCTCTTTATTAAACCTATCTGGATTAATATTTTCATGCTGATCCCATGGTTCGTGTGTGGGAACACGCTGCATAATACTTGTTATAGGATCTGCGGCGTAAAAATTACCATCTGCCCAACCTGAAGTTTTATCACGATTAGGCAGGTTGAATAATGGTAACCGTTGAGGCTGTTCCGCATCTGTTGCCGCAGTTCCTTTAGCAGCAGTAGGGCCATTTAAGTGTATTTGTGTTCCGGTGGCATATATAAGTCCTGCACTTGAGATATTGGTATCGCCATTTGTGGTGAGATAAGTGCCGTTATTAGAAACTAAATTAATAGATTCTCCCGAGGTTTGGTATACGCTCAAATTACTTTTTATATGAATATTGCTCAGAGCATTAAGTTTAATATCAGTTTTACTTGATAAGTTTGCGGTGCTGCCAAATTGTAATTTGCCGCTTTGGTCTACTATTAGATTTAAGTCTTCTTTTACATTGAGGTTAAAATTATTAGAGGCTAGCATATTAATATTTCTGCCAGCTTCTATGTTCACATCTCTGTCTGCTCTGAAATTAAAATCAGCTTCAGTGTGAATGCTGACACTATCTTCTGCGTATATATCAATTTTGCCTGCGCTGGTCATTTCTATCCACGCAGTTCCTTTACTATTAGCAATGTAGATTAAATCGTGACTATTGTGTAGTAAAATTTGATGACCGGTCCTAGTTCTTATCCTTACTAATTCATCTGCGCCTTCAAGGTCACCGTCATCCATTACAAATGTATGTCCGCCTAGTCTACTTACAGGAAATTGTCTATTTCCTACATATCCTAACTTTCCTTTTTTAGCTCCGTCACTTTGATCAACAGGACCGGGGGTGCTTATACCAAATACCTTACTAGGAGTTTCTCTCCTAGCACTGCTAGACGTAACGCCACGAACAGTATCAAGCAATAATCCCTGTGCCAGTAAACGCTCTGCGAAAGGATGAACTGCTTTTTTAACAAAGTAAGGATTTTTATTTTCGTTTAATGTCTGACTGGCCTTGTGTATTTCTGCAACAGGCAAATATTTTGTTCCGTATCTACGTTCTTGTTCAGCAGTTAGGGCAGTTTGGTCACTGGCCGCAATACCGGGAACCATATGATTTTGAAATGTCTCTGGCACACAACCTATAACATATCCATCACTGGCATTACCTAGTAAAAATACTACTAGCACTTTGGTTCCTACATCAGGAGGAACCATCCACATACCATAGGATTTTTGAACGTCGTTAAAATCGCTGCTGTTATTACCTTCAAACCTACTACTGGTGTAACCAAAAAATGGACTACTCCATTTCACAACAAAAGTTCTACTCTGTAGGTCGATAGGCACGGCCTGATTTTTTAACAAAGCAACTTCTACCGATCCCATATATGTAGGATCAAGGTTATTAGTAACCTCTGCCAAATATGGCCCTGGATGAGGTAATCTACCTGCTACTCTTGTTTCTGTTTGGCTCATTGCGAATTCAATAATCTTGAAAGTGGGCTTTGTAATTTACTACCAGCAGCAGTTGTGATAGCTTTATCTAAATCTGAATTAGACGATCCTGCTAATCTTAAATTTAATTCTACAGAATTAGAAGCATTTTTTAATACCGATAAATTTTTATCTGTAGCAATTGTTATATCTGCCCTATCTGCCTGTATAGATGAAAACGACTTTGTTAACACTGGAGGGGTAGTAGATAATAAAGCAGTAGACTGCGACTTAGGCAAAAAACTTGTTGATATTTTAGAATTATCACTTACACCATAAGCATTGGCTAGGGCAAACATACCTCCAATTTTTAGCAAATTATTAATGTCAGCTTGATTAACTTCTGGCTCCGGTGCTTTAGCAGCAGGTGCTATAGGAGGAATATTAATAACCTTATCGGCAGGAATATTTTTAACACTTACACCTTGGTTTTCTGCTGCGGTTACACTGACATCTTTAGGAAATGATTTAGCTAATGCTGCCAATGTCAACAATGTAGTAGGAGAAGCGTTCTGTAATTGTTGTGCTGTAATACCTAATCTGCCTGTCAATGATGCAACTTCATTACTTACTCCAGAAGTAACCTGAGTAATTTTATTTTGTACATCTGTCAAGGCAGTTGTAATACCGGACGTAGCCTGAGTAACTGCTCCGGATATGGCACCTGTGACATTACCTATAGCTCCGGAAACTGTTCCCTGTGCCGTTGATAGCAATTTTCCTAATTGGGTTAGAATGTTCACATCTGCTCTGGGTTGAGCTGCTCTAACTACGGCTCTAGAGACATCCCTTACTGGCTGGTCAAGAACGTCTGGAAAAGTTTCCATTTTATCAGCAGGATCAGTCTCCTGTATATCAAGTTGAGTTATTTGTCCAGGTATTCTAACTAACTTTAAAGACTGTCTAAATACACCTTCCCTAAATGTGCTCTTTACACTGAGTACTTTATATACGCCGCTGAAAGGAATTTTTTCAGCTTGAAATTTCATTAAACCATTTTCCCCAATGTCAACAGGGTTTCTAAAATTTATACGGACAAAGATTTCTTGAACAAAATAGGCTACTTCACCGTCTTTGGTTACTCCCTTACTTTCTAACTTAGGTTTATAATTTCCATGCCCAGACGTAGTTAGAAAAATAGGATCACCTAATATTTCTACATCAGCAGTTAATAAACTAGCCTTAGAATTAATAATGGCTTCGTGCATGTTTCTAGCCATTACATCATAGGGTTTATAACTAACAGGTCCTGCGGTTCCTATATTACTTAACTCATAACTATTAGGATTTGAAACAGCAGGCGCAACACCATTATCAGTTCGTTGTAGGTTTTCAATGTTTTCAGGAGCTAACTGACTTTTATTCTCGCCACTTTTAGCCAAAGCATCTGCCGATGCTATGTAGTTACTAGAGCCCATGTTTTTGCTAAATGCTTCAAAGAACAAATGATTGTAATTTAATTTAAAACTAATTAAATCAACATTTTCTCCAGAATAGATATAGTTATAGTTTCTAACTGGTAACCCATCTAATTTGGCTGCTCTAAATTGCTGAGAAGCATACCCCGGAATTCGTGTGTAGTGTAACTTATAAGGAGCAACTACGTAGGTATATTTTGAGTAATTTTGTTTGGTAACTGGATCTATTTCACCTACTTCAATTTCTGGAAACACATGAAAGTAGGTAACCATACCATCTGGCGTTTTTACACCGCTAGCATTTAAATTTTCTATGAGTGTACGAGTATATTGACTATCTCTCAACACGGCAATAATACATTCGTGTATATTAGCTCGTTCGGCAAACTGTATTGTAGTATTATCCGGTGAATATCTAATGTACTTAGAAGTGTTGGAAGAGTTTGAATCTATTCGATTATCAACCCGTCTAACATCTGATTGACTATTAGAGGATCTATTATCTATAGCATTGTCAACTCTTCGAACATCTGCTTGTGCTGGTCTCATTAAGTTAGGAGCTACCTGAGCAGGATCGCCAGGGTCTGGAAACCTGTATAATGCCTTGTCTTTTAAAATTTCAAGAACTTTACTTTTGCTAAACTCATTTTCATTATCCGCATAACTTAGTGTTCCGTCTGGCATTAATTGAGCAAATTTAATATCATAGGTATCATGTTTTACTGCCGCATCACTTACCTTTGCTTCCCTGTCATTACGTTTGACCTGTTCATTAAGATTGTTTATAAAATTTGTTAGTATTTCCTTAACTGTAGATCCATTCATATTAATTGGATCTTTAAGTTTGTTAGGAGTTCCCATTGCGCCTTCATGAAATGGCAAACAGGTACAACTATATCTTGTTCCCTTTTCAGTTACTTCTACTTCAACCTTGGTAAATCGAATTACAAAATATCTTTCTGTAAACTCTATTTTTTTTGGATCTGGTAAATCTACATTGTCAGGATACCCTACAAATTCCATTTTTAAAACAAAACTTGCCCCTACATAACTGGTAAATCCACAAGATGTGGCGCCTACGTTCAATGCTTCTATAAAACCATTAATACTGTATGGTTCAAATACATCGAATCGTATGCCCGTAGACATACTGGTATTAGTCTGCTGACTAAAACTCATCAATGAATCAACTTCTATGTTTTCAATAAACATATCGAATCTACCAGGACTACTTTCGTTAAACTCTCTGACTGCTTCTTGTCCTAATTCTATATCATTTGTTGTAAATGTTCCTAGCTCATTTTCATTTGTTCTAGTTACAGCTAGTCCAGAGGCAGCTTCTACATTAAATGATCTAGTGCCTTTACCCCCAGTTTTTAAAATAATAAAATCAAATTTAGAATCTTTGTCCCTATAACTATTAGGATTTTTTAATTTTTCTCTATTAATAGCAGCAAGAGTAAAATTATAAGTGTACGACCTAAAAGAATTTAAAACATTTTCTCTAAGAAAACTAGGACGTTTAGCAGTGACAGTTACAGCACTACCTGTTTCCTGTCTACTAATTGTAGTAACTTCTGTTTTTCTTTGAGCAGTATCTTGCGTCATATTCCCAAATCACGTTTTAGAGTGCTTAATTTAGGTAAAAATATCTTAATACCAGATTTTAAATCATAAACTGAATCTTTAATTACGTTAGGATTTCTCATAGCAAATACCCACCATAGATTAACATCACCATATAGATCAAATGCTAATAAATCAGGACGATTTTCATAATTTTTTGTAACTTCATATTCTATGTCATCTTCTTGGCGTTGAAAATCACGAAAAGTCATAACATCAAGGTAACCTTGATTCATTACAGTTCCATAATAAGGGCTTGTTTTAGAATATACAGTCATTATAGATATCCTGTATTTCTAAATTTTGTATCTTTAACTTGAGTAAGCCAATCTTTTACTGTAAACGACTGCATTTCATTTCTGCTGTACATCGGTATGCAGTTGACAGCAATAGTACTTAAAGTAGGAACAGCGTTAACACCATAAACTGGATTTTCCTGTTGTTTGCCTAAGGTAAAATAATCTACAGTGTCTGGCATTTCAATTCTATAATGTGTAATTGCTATAGGTACATTATTAAACATATAAGGTCCATAGGCATTCAATCTACACACAGGAGGTGGACTTCCAGCTAATGTATCATCTCCGGCTCGCATCTTTGTTAGGGCTTTTAACAAATTCATTGTTGCCAAGTATACTCCGGCATCTTTTTCATTCTGTACAGTAAACTTTCCAGTGATAGCAATTGTACCAATGCTAGATCTTTGAAAGAAATTCATAGTGTAATTGGAATGAACAGTAGGAGCAGGAGTGTATTCTGCTCTTACATCATAAGAAATCTGAGGCGTATAAGGAAAAATAATACCTTGTATTCTGCCTAATTCACCATATAGCCCAGTTGTTAACTTTTTTAAGTAAAAATCAGGAACTTTTATTTTCACACGCTGATCTTGAGTTTTTGTTACACCTCTGATACTGGTTATGTTAACAGATCTGGCTGTAGGAGAAGCAGGCTCGGCACCAGCCGGAACTCCAGTAACTTTGCCTTCATTATCAGTTATTATAGAAGACCCATCATCAAACTGTTGGATAGAACTACCATCATCAAACTGCTGAATTGTAGGGTCGGGCCCAATTACATTTTCTGCCATAAATACGTCCTCTATCTATTATTTAACCACTAAATAAACTGCTAACTTTATAACCGTGGTTGACATAGAGCAATTCTATGTTATAATAAATCAAAGGAACTATAATAACAATATGACCACAGGACTTATACCTACAAGAAAAGTAAAATATCTTAACAACCGCGACCTATTAACAGAAATTCACAGAAGCAAATGTAGTTTTTCAAGTTTCAGCAAGCCAGAATACCAACAATACGACATAATATTACCTACGTTAGATAAAGTTAACATTAGAACAATAGCCGAAGCCAAACGAAATCGTGCCAAACGATTAGGAATACAGGCATTCACTGCTGCCAGACTAGCTGGCGATAAAAAAGTTAAACTGGTCGAAATCACTCCAGATTATAAAAGTATTCCAAAAACTGATATTGTTATACGAATAATGACATTCGAACATATTCCGTTAGCACCGGGTAGGAAAAAAACTACAAAAACTACAGCAGATAGTCATGAAAAAGTAAATTTCCCTCCATTTCAGCATTGGAAGTTTAACGATGATGATGAACTGGTCTGTGTGGGCAAAAGTCACTGGAAGGGCGGAATTAAAACTGGAAAATTCAGTAAGGAACACGGGCGAATCACAGAAGGACTAGGGCGTATGTTTATCAAATTGTCAGAACGTTATGCTCAACGAAGTAACTGGCGCGGATACACATATATAGATGAAATGAAAGGTCAGGCAATCTTACAACTTAGTCAAATTGGACTTCAGTTTGACGAATCAAAATCGGAAAATCCGTTCGCCTATTATACTGCGGCCGTTACAAATTCATTTACACGTATCTTAAATATTGAAAAGAAAAATCAAAATATTAGAGATGACATGCTAGAAGAAGCAGGTTTAACTCCTAGCTCAACTAGACAAAACAGTCATGAATATGCCGAAGAGACCGCACGTCAGGCAGAACTTTATAAAAATCTTCGTATGCCTAAAAGCGAAGATGAAGTATTAGAAGAAGAAACTGAAGATGATAGCACAAAGGCTTGACCTTTGTCAGCAAACAAGTTATAATTCTTTTAGGAGAAATGAATGAATCTTTTTAAAAAAGTAGCTTGTTTTACGGATATTCACTTTGGCCTTAAATCTAATTCAACAACACATCTAGACGACTGCGAAGAATTTGTCGATTGGTATGTCGAAACTGCTCAAGCCAAAGGCTGTGAAACTGGAATCTTTCTAGGAGATTGGAGTCACAATCGTAACAGCCTTAACCTAATTACTCTAGATACCAGTTTGCGATGTTTAGAAAAATTAGGCAAGGCTTTTGAACAGTTCTTTTGGTTTCCGGGCAATCATGATTTATATTACAAGGACAAACGTGATATTCATAGTTCATCGTTTGGAAGACACATTCCAGGTGTTACTGTAGTTGAATCTGTAACTACTATGGATGGTGTTACTCTTGTTCCGTGGCTAGTAGGAGACGAGTGGAAAAGCATAGAAAAGATCAAGAGCAAATATATATTTGGTCATTTCGAACTTCCTCTGTTTTACATGAACGCTATGGTACAAATGCCCGATCACGGCGAGCTCCAAAGTCATCACTTCAAATTTCCAGACTATGTTTTCAGCGGCCACTTTCATAAACGTCAACAACGTGATAAGGTAATCTATATTGGCAATGCCTTCCCGCATAACTTCGCAGATAACTGGGATGACGAACGTGGCATGATGATATTAGAATGGGGAGGAACGCCTGAATTTATAGATTGGCCAGATTGTCCTAAGTATAGAGTTGTTAAACTCTCAGATCTGATTGATCGTAAAGAAGAAATTATGAAATCTAAAATGTACCTAAAGGTTCACTTAGATATCGATATCAGTTTTGAAGAAGCAAATTTTATTAAAGAAACTTTTATGACAGACTATGACATACGTGAAATTAGTCTGATACAAGACAAGACAAATCTAGATGGAACCTACGAAGACAACCCTGAAACTAAGTTTGAAAGTGTAGATCAAATAGTTTTAGAACAATTACTAAATTTAGAGTATGAACAATACAATAAAACTACACTATTAGATATCTACAAAAATTTATGATATTAGATTGTTTTTTATTTTCACACGAAATTGATATTTTAGAAGGTAGATTAGAATACCTTTATGACAGTGTTGATTATTTTATTATAGTAGAGTCAAATCTAACTCATAGCGGAGAATCAAAAAGTCTTAAGTATTTGGAAAACAAATCAAGATACAAAAAATATTTAGAAAAAATATTATATTTTCCATTTTATGCCAATAGGAACGATTACGACTTTACTCGTAAACCAGTTAACGATCACGATTTTGAAGCAGGGACATGGAAAATCGAAAACGCTCATAGGAATTATATTGCAGAGGCACTAAAATTTTTCCCAGATAACGCCACTGTTATTATAAGTGACCTAGATGAGATACCTCATAAGAGTTGTATTCCTATGGCAGAAGCTGCCTTTACTACAGAATGGTTAGCGTTTTCTTTTAATCAAACATACTTTGCCTATAACTTTAATCAACGATTAGAATCAGAATGGCGGGGGAGTGTAATAACAAAGAATTGGTATGCTAGACAACAAACACCCCAATGGCTAAGATACCAACGATACCTTATGCCGTTTTTTCCGGAAGGAGGGTGGCATTTAACCTACTGGGGTACTGTAGCAGATATACAAAAAAAATTAAGCTCATTCGCACATCAAGAATTAAACAATGAGAAATATAATAACTTAGATTATATAAAACAACATATTTCAGAGGGTAAAGACCTTTTCGAGCGGGGACAAGAATTTATCAAATCAGATAGACTAGATGTTCCGGAAGATGTTAGACTAATATTTGAAAAATATCAACAGGACTTAGATAGAAACAATGTTTAAAATAAAAAATTTAACAGTTAAAAATTTCATGAGTGTAGGTAATCAGACTCAGGCTGTAGATTTTGACAAACAATTTCTAACTCTTGTACTAGGCTCAAATTTAGATTTAGGCGGAGATGACACCGGATCACGGAATGGTACAGGTAAAACTACCATCATCAATGCGTTAAGTTATGCTCTCTATGGACAGGCGCTTACAAATATTAGAAAAGAAAATCTTATCAATAAAATAAATGGTAAGAATATGCTGGTTACTGTAGAGTTCGAGAAAGGTAACAGCAAATACAGAATTGAACGAGGTCGAAAGCCAAATTTATTAAGATTATTTGTAAATGACTCTCAATTGAAGACAGATGAGTTAGATGATGAAAGCCAAGGGGATAGTAGAGAAACACAAAAGGCTGTGGATGATCTATTAGAGATGAGTCACACAATGTTTAAACATCTTGTAGCATTGAATACTTATACCGAACCTTTTCTTAATATGAGGGCGGCAGATCAGCGTGAAGTAATTGAACAACTGCTAGGAATAACTCTATTAAGTGAGAAAGCTGAATTATTAAAAAATCTAAACAAACAAACTAAAGATCTTATTCAACAAGAGACTGCCACAATCGAAGCAGTTAAGGCAGCTAATGAAAATGTACAAAAAAGTATAGATAGTCTTGGCATAAAAAGTAGTGCTTGGGATACTAAACATCAGACTGACTTAGAAACACTAGGTAAAGCAATAGTAAACTTAGAATCTGTTGATATCGAATCAGAATTATCTGCTCATGCTGAATTGCGCACATGGATTGAAAATGATAGCAAACTGTCGCAGCTAAGAAAACAGCAGGCCACTCTAGAAACAGCTATAATACAGGCTGAAAAAACAGTTAACAAATATACATTAGAACTAGAAAAGTTAAAAGATAAACGCTGTCATGCCTGTGAGCAAGAACTACATGATCATAAACATGAAGAAATGCTCGCAGCAGCCATTCAACATAAAGCAGAAGCAGAGACCTACGCACTCAAAGTAGTTAATGATCTAGGATTGATTATAAACGAGATAGAACCTATTATTCAAGGACCTAAAAGACCGAAAACATTTTATGATACTGAAGCGGAAGCACTAGGACATAAAAATAATCTAGCAAATTTAGAAAAAACATTACTAGAAAAAGCCAATGAAACGAATCCTTTTGAAGAACAAATTGAGGAACTAAAGAAAACAGCCTTACAAGAAATTGATTGGACTACCGTCAATGAACTGACCAAACTTAAGGATCATCAGGAATTACTTTATAAACTTTTAACCAACAAAGATAGTTTTATTAGAAAAAAAATAATAGATCAAAATTTAAATTATTTGAACAAACGCTTAGGATACTATATTGATAAACTAGGTTTACCTCATATTGTAAAATTTCAAAACGACCTAACTGTGGAAATAACACAATTAGGTCAAGAACTTGACTTCGATAACCTAAGCCGTGGTGAACGTAATAGATTAATTTTATCAATGAGCTTTGCTTTCAGAGATGTATGGGAAGGTATATACCAAAGTATCAATTTATTATTCATAGATGAACTCGTCGATTCCGGAATGGATTCCGCTGGCGTAGAATCTGCCCTAGCAATTCTGAAAAAGATGAGTAGAGAACGAGGTAAAAATATCTATCTAATCAGTCACAAAGACGAACTACAGGGCAGAGTAAACAGTGTACTACGTGTTATAAAAGAAAATGGCTTTACAAGTTATTCTAACGATGTAGATTATGTCGACTGAGCATCAAGACAAATATAAAGAACTATATTCAAAATACATAGAAAAGTCTGTTGACCTACACAATCTTAACTGTCAATTTGAAAAAAGTAAAGGTTATAGAATTTCAAGAGAAATCCGAAGTACTCTTAAAGAATTAGTTAACATACAAAGAATGTTGATAAAAGCAAGTAGATTGTCATATGAAGAAGCTCTTGCTAATTATAAAATACACCAAAAGCAACTCAAAGAACAAGCTAAAAAAGAAAAAAAGAAATATTCTTATAAACATCAAAAAATAACAACCAAATGAACGTATTTGTACATAATGTTAATCCAATACCTATAGTTAAAATAGACCTAGAACCTCATGAATGTTTAACTGTAGACGAAGTTAATATTATTAAAGAACTAGATCTCTATGACAAATTCAACATGGGATTGAGTGTTTCTTATAAGTTAATAGAAGAATTTAATTTAGATAGAATAGGAAAAGTTTTTGATAGATATGTAAATTATTACGTTAAAAATATATTAGGTCTAGACAATAAATTTTCAAGAACACAATCTTGGCTTACTGTACATGATAAAGGATCAGAACATCATAATCATTTTCATCCCAATTCAATGATAGCCGCTGTTCTATATTTCAATGAAACTATGACATCAGACCCTATGGCTCCATTAATTGTAACCATACCTGGCACAGACAACATATTCCCTAGTTTTAAATTTTTAATGGATATACATGAAAATAACCTGTATAACTATACAGAATATACTCTGTATCCTATTACTAACAGGATGTTTATTTTTCCAGCACATCTAATGCACGCAACAAAGCCTGAACACAGTAATATCAAAAGATATGCCATAGGGACAAATTATTTTATAAATGATAACATACGCTTATATTCTGTTTTAGAGAATATTAAGGTATCAGTTTCAGCGAATTAAAGGAAAAATAGTGGACACAACAACAGCACAACTACAACGATTATTTGAAGAATTTATAAAAGAAGACGAAAAGTTTACTAGCGGTAATGCGGCAGCAGGCACACGAGCTAGAAAGGCTTTAGCCGAAATGAACAAGGCTATTAAAACTAGACGTAATGAAATCACAGCAGAAAAAGCAGCAAGGAAAGAGGCAAAGTCTGCCAAATGATGGATGTCTTGGACATTTCAAGGTAGCCAAATTAATGAATTACCCGAGGACTGTATTGGTTTTGTTTACCTAATTACCAATACAGTAACAGGCAAAAAATATATAGGCAAAAAATTAAGTAAATTTTCTAAAACAACATATAAAACTGTTAAACTAAAAAACGGCACCAAGAAAAAGAAACGCATCAAAACTAAAATAGACTCAGACTGGCAGACATATTACGGCTCAAACGATCAATTAAATCAAGACGTAACTAAACTAGGCTCAGATAAATTTACAAGAGAAATACTTTTCTTTTGTAAATCTAAAGCAGAGTGTAGTTATGTCGAGGCACGCGAACAATTCACAAGAAAAGTATTAGAATCAGACGAATATTATAACGGACAGATTAGTGTCCGTGTCCATGGCTCCCACATCAAAGGCAAATTACTCGGTTAACGGCTAGCGCAGGCTAA